GAATCGGCAATCTTCTTAAGCAGCGGCGCAAGCCGTTCGATGTCAATCATTAGTACCGCTTTCCGTTGACGTAGAACTTTCGGTCTGTGGCTGTGATGAGTTCCGGCCAGACCCGCTTACCGTCATCCCTGAGCACAGAAAAACTCATCACCCATGACACGGCTCCGTCCTTGACGTATGACGCCTGTACTGGGTCCATAATGCTTCCCACGTTCATAGTGAATCGTGGGCTGACCTTGCCCTCGTATCCGAAGGCTCGGTGAATGATGAAAGGCTGGTGGGTGTGACCGAAAACGAAAGATTTGTCGCTCCCGTACCGCTTGACGTACTTGAGATCCCAGGCGGAAGCAGTGGCAGCGTATCCGCCCGACTCGTGACCATGTATTGCGTAAGTATTGGTTGCGATCCGGATGGGGCCCTTGACGTATTCGACCTTGAGGGCTTCGAGCGAGAAGAGGTTGTCGAAGGAGAGTGCTTCGAGTGTGGTAAGTGGCGCGGCGTACTTCGAGACGAAATCTTTGATACGCAGATCGTGATTACCCTCAAGCCACGTGAAACTAGCGTCAGGACAGGCGTCACGCAGGGGTTCTAGCACGTTGCCACGAAACCCTGTGATGTGATCCTGGAGATCGTTGGCGAATTCTCCAGCCCTGCCCTTGTTCCACTGGGAGACTTGGGGGAAGTCGATACCGTCCCCGATCTGAAGGATCGAGTCCGGCTGAATGTCGGATGCAACACTGATGAGCTTCTTAAGCATCAGTGCATCATGATACGGATACTGGATGTCCGGAAGAATCAGTGTTGTTCGCATGAAAGGATCATATCATGAACACACGAGAATACTTGATTCATCGATTGCAGCAGGGCCTCAGAGGCAGGAATCCCGAAGCAATTGCCGATCTCATCCTCAACGGCCACGCTCACGAGCTGGCGGAGGTGATCAGGGACTTCGCGGCAAGGCGCCTCCAGGTCGATTCGGATGACGAGACGTACGGCATGCACATGGCTGCCGACCTGATCGATCCGGAGGTGAAGAAGTGAGCGAGAAGATCGTGGCCCCTATCGACCTCACGGGCGTTCATGTCTCTTACTCCGAGGGTGCACGAGTACGAGCGTCGCTCGTATCTGACAACGGAATCAGTCGCCTGTACGCCATCGATGGTGAACTCGTGCAAGAGGAGGACGGCTGCCGAATCGAGTTCGACCGCTGGCCCAAGGGGCGTTGGACCACGTATCACGAGGTCGCGGACGCTGAGCACGTAATTTCCCTTGGAGTGCAGGACCCGAACCCCTGGAAGGGGTTTCAGGTCGGCGTGAAGAGTTACCGCACAAAGAACATGCTCGTCATCATCCCGAGCTTGGAGGCAGAGAAGTGAACCCCGAAACCTATCCTGAGGTCTCTGTTGTCGGAGCGCCTGGATATGAGGACTTCACCGGATGGCTCCTGATGGAGACACCCCGAGCGGACGGGGTGCCGATGTCGGTCGTCGGGTTCGAGCAGGAAGGAGAGCGCGACTTCGCGCTCTTCCAGTCTCAGTACGTGGAGATGATCTGATGAAGTACTGCGATCTCTCCGAGGATCGATACGGGATGTGGTGCGATGACCACACCTCACGCGCCAAGCACGTGGCAACCGATGGCGATACGCCCGTGTGCGAGACCTACGCCAAGGCATACGGCTGCAACTGCGGACACTACGACTCCACGGAGAACGACAGTGCCCCCATGAAGACTCTCAGGGCCCTCTCTAGGGCTCTCGGAGACTACGGCCGGTACGACTGCCCCGAGATCGAGCAGCGCGCCAGAGGCGCCGTACAGAAAGCCGTGGATCAGGCGATCCGAGAGTTGGAGGAGAACTGAAATGCCGATCAATACCGAGATGTTCCAGCGCATCGAGCAGATCATCAGGATCAACCCCGAGCAGCACAGCCAGAAGTTCTTCGAGATGGCCGAGGCTGATGTCTGGCTGTCCGAACCCCACTGCGGCACAACCCGCTGTATCGCGGGCTGGGCAATCCATCTGTGGGGTTCGGACAACGGCATCACCAACGCCCCTATCGAGGTGATCTCGAAGGAGTACGCCGAACAGCACGACACCCATCGATTGATCGAGGAGCACTACGCAGGCGATCCCTATGGGATGTGGGGCACCGACAGGATGGATGCCGAGGTCATCGCCTCTCACATCCTCGGCATCCCTCTGTCCGATGGCCAGCGCCTCTTCTTCGACATGGATGACAGGAGTGCGCTCGACCGGGTCGCCAGGTACGCCAGCGGTCAGGATGCTCTGACTTGCGAAGTCGAAGGGTGTGACGCAGGTCACACGAGCTAGGTCTTGACAGGATTTCCAGGTCCCGTATACTTAATCTTGTAAGTAGTTGAGTATCAGTTCCCCCCCTCAAGGGGGAACGTGAAGTCTCAGAAATTACAGATTAGGTAGACTTAAGCAGTAGTCTGATGTCTGTGAGCTAGGGCGCCCCATCAAGGGCGCCTTGGTTCTATCCATTACTAACGGAGCCCTCCCTATGGGTCGGTCTCCTAAAGAGGGCGGAGGTAAAGTGGAGGGACGTAAGGGGGAAACTCCCTGCAAGGGCAAGCCAGAGCTGTTCGACTTGACTGAACGTGAATCCAATTTCAGGCGAGACATCAAGTCGGTCGAAGAAAGGGATCGGGCTATTCGATCCCACAACAAGAGTAAGTTCGCTGCGGCTCTTGTTCTTTGCGAGAGCTGCCCGGTCAAGATGGAGTGCAAAGAGACTGCATCGATCGAGGATTCCACATGGACTGTTCGCGGTGGAGTGCTTCCTTCTGCGTTCAAGTTCAGAGGAAGAGGTCGACCCCGTACCAACAATTCGAACGTGGATATAGCCAACAAGGAATGCAGTCGCGGGCATGTCGGCTATTACCGTAAGCGTTCTAACGACGGATACCGGTGCATGAAGTGCAGGCAGGAGCGCGAGCGGCCTGTAGTCAATCCAAAAGAGAAGATCACGTATCTTCCTGGCACATGCTCTAGGGGGCATGTCGATAAGTTTCGAGCCCGGAAGGCTCGAAGCGGTAAGCAGGGATTGAGGTATTGCGGTGAGTGTAATCGGGTGAATCGCAACAAGCTTCGCGAGAAGGCCAAGGCTGCTATCATGGAGTCATGACTTCCCTTCCGCCCCGTGTCCACGAAGTGTGATACTATTTGGACATGGAATATAACGAAGCTTTCCGCGATAGGTTCTGGTCTAAGGTAGACGCCTCTGGCGTTTGCTGGGAATGGACTGCGTCAACTAAGGGTAACGGCTATGGGCAGGTGAAGCACAAGGATCGAAAGTCCCCCCTCTTTGCCCATCGAGCTAGTTACGAAATGCTGGTTGGCGCCATACCCGACGGCTTGACCCTGGACCACCTTTGCAAGAATACTCTTTGCGTAAACCCCGACCATCTTGAAGTTGTTGAGATGCGGGTGAACGTCCTGCGATCAACTGCGCCAACCGCGATCAACGCAAGGAAGACGCATTGTCCGCAAGGACACGAGTACACGCCGGATAATCTAGTCAAAGACCGTGGGCGAAGGTGCAAGGTGTGTCATCGGGAAAAGGTTCGACGTCAGCGAGAGGCGCGAATCTGATGGATCACATCTCATTCTCCCAGTACTCGACTTATCAGCGTTGCGCGCGCAGTTGGTATCTGGGAAAGATTGCTGGCGCCGAGCAGCGCCAGACATGGTATCTGCCTATCGGTACTGCGGTTCACTCGATGGTTGAGGACTGGCTTGACCCTAAGAAGCCTTTCCCCGGACGTGACTCCATCTCCGCCGAGGATTATTTCTATCCTCTGATTGAGAAGCAGATGCAGGTTGATCCCGACCACAAGAATTGGCTGGCTTCGACTGCGTCTGATGGCAAGCTGACCGAAGCCCGTGCCCTCAGGCACGTGCGTGAGTGCTTCTCCAAGGCTCTCGAATTCCTGGATGAGGTAGATGTCTGGGAGGTAGAGTTTGACGCCTCAGGCAGGCTCCCAGGGCTTTCTGTGCCCATCAAGGCGTATATCGATATCCTTGGTGAGCACAAGAAGCATGGTCCGGTGATCCTTGACTGGAAGACCGGCAAGGCCAAGCCGAAGGATAACTTCCAGCTTGAGACGTACAAGGCCCTGCTTGTAGCTCCGCATCCTGGAGAGCGTGTACTTGGGGCTTCCCACTTCACCGGCCTGTGGGCTATGCTCCACCCTGAAGCCAGCAAGGCGAGGCCTATTGACCTGAGTCACGTAGACCCTGCCGAGGTGGGAGCCAAGTATCAGGCGACGTACGAGAAGATGCAGGCGAAGCTGTACCAGACTAGGTACGCTAAGTACAACTGCAACATGTGCTTCCAGCGTCCGAATTGCACGCTTGCTTCTGGACCAACAAAGAGGGCCCGCTTCTACGACAAGGCAGATCGTGACGGACTTCCCTACTGACCTGAATGAATACCTCGCCGATCGAGTTGACCGGGCTGGTGAGTGCCTGATCTGGCGTGGCGCTAAGCTCAAGTCGGGGTACGGTGCCCTCACCTACAGGCAGAAATGGTACCGGGCACATCGATTCACTTTCACTATCGCCAACGGGCGTGAACCCGTATCGATGTTGCTTCACTCGTGCGACAACAGAGCTTGCGTGAATCCCGATCATCTGCGCGAGGGGTCCCATGCCGAGAATATGCGTGAGGCGACAGAGCGCGGAGGCCACAAGCGTGGAGAGGGTCGCCATAATGCGATCCTTAATGAACAAGCAGTGAAGGCGCTGCGGTTTCTGCACGACAAGGGTTACGGTTACGGTAGGCTTGGCAGGGCTTATGGCCTGAGTCGCTGGACTGTTCGATCCGCAATCAAGCTGAACTGGAATTAGGAGAATCGTGAACAAGAAGACGATGATCAGCCTGTCGATGCTGGCGGTGGCTGGTGTTACACTCACCGGGTGCGCTAATGACGCCGACGTGGTGTCGGAGAACCTGTCAAAGGCAGCCGACAACTTCGAGGTGAACCGTCGGATTGTGATGTTCAACGGCATCACTGATAAGTACCTGATGGAGATCGTTGGCAACTGCTCGATCTCCGATGAGGGCAACCAGCTTGAGGTAGTGTGCAAGGTCGGCAAGGATCAGTACAAGAAGCATTTTCTTGGGCTGTCCGACAACGTCTCGTACTTCGTGGAACAGGGTGAACCGGTTGACGCGAGCGCCAGTCAGTACCGCGTGACGTTCAAGCCCTCGGTGATTCTGCCTGACTTCGATGTGCGATAGGGGGAAGTGATGGGTGCTCGACTGGAAGAGCATTACCGCATGATCCAGGATGCGATCAACCTGGCGGAGAAGGATGGGTTTACTGTTGAGGCCACGACTTGCTGTTGCGGTGAAGGCCTCAGAATCCGACCGACAAACGAGGAATACCCTTATCCGAGCAAGCGAGGGTTTGATGTCTGGTAACCAGCTTGAGATGGTGTGCAAATAATGGAGTATCGCGCTAGCACTCCGGCTTGGAACAGGTACGTGAACCACTACCTGGATGACGCTCTGTGCGTGATGTGCCGGGAAGAGGTGGCTGATCCGGATGACCTTGAGGGTTACTGCAACTGGTGCAGCGGAGAGGGAGAAGAGGACGATGAGTAGCTATCTGTACGGGATCATCCCCGAGACGATCGACTTGATTGATGACCTCGGCTACGAGGAGTCGGAGCTTGAGCAAATGCACCCGGAGACTATCTATGAACTCGCCTGCAAGGCGCTCTCAGAGCCCCGTATTCGGCGGCTCTGATGGCTGAGATCGAGTTCACCATCCCGACCGTGCAGTATGGCAACGCTAAGATTCGGATGACCCCTCAGGAGTTGTACGAGCTGAGCGAAGGAGGTGTTAGCCTGTATGATGTCGGCATGAAGGCGATGGAGTTCCTGAGTCTGGTGACTCAGGGCTTCGAGGCTGGCAAGTCTGTCGACTTCGCCCCTCAGGAAGTTACCGGCCAGTACCAGGAATCTCCGGAAGCTGAGTCGACACCCGATCAGGCTGAGTCTCTGATCAAGGACCAGCTCGGAGCCACCACGGTTGAGCCGTGGACTGTCAATCCCCCTACCACCACTGCTAAGCAGTGGGAAGACTTCGACATTTAGGAGATAGCCTGTGGCTACGTTCGACGACCTGTTCGGCAAGAAGTCCGGCGGCAAGTACATGAAGTGGGACGCTGTCGGTGACACGATCATCGTCCAGTTCCTTGGTGAGCCGGACCCGACGTCTCCTCAGAAGGACTTCAAGTCCGGCGAGAAGAAGTTTATGGTGCAGGTTGAGGACGGAGGGAAGTGGGGCCCGAAGCAGGAATCGCAGTTCGATCCCGAGTCGGTGCACTCGTTCTTCCCGCTCACTCAGATCTCCATCCGAGTTCGGGTCGTGGCCTACAAGAACGCCAAGGGTGAGGCCCGAGAGGACTTCGAGCCGTTCGAGACCACCTGGGAGCTGAATCAGAACCAGGAGGAGAAGTTCAAGGAGTCGATGATGGAGGATCGCGACCTTCAGGTTGGTGCTGGCACGATCGCCGGTATCAAGTGGATCGACGACTCCAAGCCCCGCAAGTACGCGATCAAGCTGAAGGCTGGCGAGTGATCACGTTCCTTCTCGCCCTGCTCGGCGTGCTGGCTGCTTCGGTAGTCGTGCTCGCAGCGCTGTTCGCCCTGTTCGGAAGTAGGCACTAGCAGAAGGGCGCCCTCAGGGGCGCCTGTAGGGCCGGTAGCTTAATTGGCAAAGCGTCGCTCCCGAAAGGATCGGTTACCTGCAGGTTCGAGCCCTGCCCGGCCTACGCACGCACTGAAATAAGGAGCTGTGGTGGAAATCAAGATCAGCAAGATGATCACCGTTACAGGTGACCTCGACATGTGGCACGAAATTCTCCATGACCTCTCGATGGCTCGATCTAGGCACGTCCTTGAAACAGAGAGTGAAAAGCTCCTTCAGTTCCTCACGAAGGAGCTGTGTGACTAAGACCCTGCACCGTACAGTCAAGCGAGGCGTATCGGCAGGCGAGCCACTGCCCACGCCTTGGCCCATCTTCGACAAGCAGGGCATCTCGATCAGGCGCGGAAGCATCTCGATGATCGCCGCCCCTCCGGGCGGCATGAAGTCCACGCTTGCGCTCAACATGGCTCACAGGTTCGGGCCCGAAGTCCCCATCCTTTACCACTCGTCCGACTCGGATGACTTCACCATGGCATCGCGTACACTCGCGATGCTGACCGGGAAGAACACCGACGAGACCGAGCTGATGGTGATGGGCCAGTCGGATCTTGCTTACGAAATCCTTAAGGATTTCGAACACGTCCGCTGGTCGTTCAAGTCCTCGCCCACAATCGAACACATGAAGGCAGAGGCAGAGGCGTACCGGGAGATCAAGGGAACGTATCCTCACGCCACGTTCCTGGACATCATGATGGATGTCGACTATCCCGGAGTGCCTGAACAAAACTACTGGGCACTGATGGCGGAGTTGAAGGACATGGCCCGGGATCAGGAGACAGCGCTGATCGTGGTTCACCACACATCCGAGTCCGCTAAGGCAGGCTCTCCTCCGCCCCGTGCTGCGATCATGGGTAAGGCCAATCAGCTTCCGGCTCTGATCCTCACGCTGTGGGGTGACTCTCGCAAGGAGGAGATGCAGGTTGCTACGGTCAAGAACCGGCACGGTCCGCAGGATGCTACGGCTCGGGACATCTTCTGGATGAAGGCCCAGCCTTCGATCATGAAGATCTCCGAGATGGATCAGAAGGTTGAAGTTCCGCTCATCTTTAAGGACGGACCTGGAGTCCGTCCCGAGGATAAGATCAACGTGGAGGTAGATTTCTGATGGTGAACACCGAGCTGTTCAAGAAGATCCGCGACCAGATCAAGCGTGAGCCCACTCGCTTCGCGATGGAGGATTGGGAGCAGAACTATGAGGAGTCCGAGATCTGGTATCGGGACTACTTCGATCCTGCTACGGGGTGGGAGACGGCTAGCCCTTCGGAGTGCAGTACCGCTCGCTGCGTCGCCGGATGGGCGATTCATTTCGAAGCGGAACGTCTTGGGCTGGATGTCAACCAGCCTTTGTATCTGGTAAGGAATAGCCTGGGTCTTGAGCTTGGGCTTGATTCCTACTCCTCCTCCTCGTTCACAGCCGTCGGCACCAAGGTTCTTGGCCTGAACGAGAACCAGTCGCTTCTGTTCTACCTCGACGAAGAGGAGGCGTACAAGCTGGTCAACGAGTACGCGGAGGGACGGCGCGGCTAGTGGCTGAGGTCGCACTCAAGAAATTGATGGCCAAGGCCATAGAGGAGAACGACGACATGCCGGACATCGAGCTGGCTGAACTCCTCCTTGATCTGGTTGATGAGGAGAGAGGTAAGAAGAAGCGCATTCTCGTAGTCGGGCAGATCCAGTACGCGGGCCAGGAAGCTGCCCACACGGTCGCTCTAGGGCCTTACAGCACGGCAGGCAGGCTCGATACGTTGGAGCAGTGGCAGGCTCGCAGCGAGGCGCACACAGCCTCGCGTGTAGAGGGTGGAAAGCTGGCTTGGGACACATCAACCAAGACAGGGCGGGGACGATTCATGATCGTCCCTCTTCTGAAGTCAGCCAGAGACGCGTGGGACTTCTTCAGGGGAACACCGCTCGAAGAGATAGGAGAGGTCCTTGAAGAGGCCCAGTCGATTGCGGACTGGTCTATTCGGGGGGCTCCGGAGAGTCCTGATGTGGGGCCGCCCTGCACGTGCGGACTTCGCGAGGCGTCGGGGCATTCGAGTGTGCTTGGAGTATCCGTTCAGCGAGGATGCCAGCGATGCAGGACCGAACAGGTAAAGCCAATCGATGAGTGGGGTTTGGAGTTTTGATGGCCGAGGTAGTATGTGCTGCGTGCAACGGTAGCGGCTTGACCGCTACCCCGCATACCGAGCCGGACGCGAACGGCAATCCGATCATCATCAACAGCATCGGCACGTGCTCTACGTGCTTCGGTAACGGAAGGGTGCAGCAGTGAATGAGCACAAGAAGTCCGAGCCCGAGAAGTCCGAAGGTAAGGACCATCCGCACTTCGGTCCCAACTCCTGCCCTATCTGTGGAGGTCCGATCCCGTGCCTGAAGCACTGAACTATTCCTGTAATCACCCGATGATCGTACGCCGCGAAGACGGCGGCACGTACTGCACCGAGTGTGGAGCGAGGGTAGCGTGAGCGCAGTAACCGACATCGTAGCGATCTCTCAGTCGCACATCGTCATGGACAAGGTGGCCGACCTTGCTGGCGGCTTCCTGTCCAAGCGGTACGAGGACCACGGATCGCTACGTCCGTTCATCCTGAACTACGATCACCAGGACTACGACAACCTTCTCCAGGCTGGCGGAAAGGTTGGCGGAGCAAACATTCTGTGGTTCACTCTGAACCACCAGAGCGCTGACGATTTCGTCAAGCTGCTCAAGGAGCAGAGCGTTAATGGCATCACGCTGTGGATCGATTATGAGTACGACGACAACGGACCTAGAGTTGTCGTGCTCTAAGGAGACGGATCGTGCCTTCTGAAATCAGGTTCACTGTATGGATCAGTGACCAGCGAGAGCCCGATGAGATCGACTGGCGAGAGATCGAAGAGATCCGAGTCGAGCTTGACGGAATCATCGACAACGGTTTCGAATGTTCGGTAGACTTCGGGCATGTCGAAAAGTCGTAACTGTAAGGACTGCAAGGAGGAGTGGGGGGGCTTTCCGCCCCCCGCTGCTTCCAAGCGTCCCACCCCGTACCCCGGTCCTCGATGCGCAACGCACCATCGAGCCAAGAAGAAGGCCGCCCGAGAGGCGGCCCACGGTAACCACATCTTCAAGACGTACGGCATCACCAAGGAGCAGTACGATGAACTATATGCGCGGCAGGGTGGTACGTGTTTCATCTGTGAGCGAGCTTCCGGGCACGCTAAGAGACTTGCAGTTGATCACGATCATCAATCCGGATACGTTCGTGGCCTACTGTGCGGACCCTGCAACAAAGTACTTGGTCACTTTCGAGACGACGATCAAGCCTTTGACCGAGGAGCCTTCTATCTCCGACAGCCTCCCGCTTACCGATGGATTGGACAGGTAAAGCCTGATGGTGATGATTGAGTCCGAAGTGAATCTCGCAGACCTGGCGGAAACCCTCGCCTCGACCGTGATCGGCTACAAGCTGATGGAATTCATGCTCCAGGTGGATGAAGTGTACGGTGACCTTCAGTTCACCATCGAGCTGCGAGACAAGCTCACCGCATACATCGAGGAGGAGTTGAAGTGATCAGCGTTCAGGTTAATATTGACAGACAGCAGATCGAGGACTCTATTGTCGACACCCTCGGCTTCGCGGATCACGACGATCTGCTTGACTTGATTGTCTCCGTGATGGAGCGAGTGGGTAGCCCCGTCGCCGTAAAGGATCTGATCGGTATGCTTGGTTACACATACGCCTATCTTGAGGAGACGTTCGGTGAGTGAGATCTGCGGAGAAGATAAGATCCTCCAACTGAATCGAGAGGTCGCTAGCCGCAACAGCGAGATCGCCGGTCTCAGGGTGACGCTTCAGCGCATGAGAGAGGCTGGCGGGTATGTGGAGAACGAGGAGATCGGTGTACTGACCTCGATCATCGAAGAGCGCTACCCGGCTGACCGAGTAACGAAGCAGCGTCGAGAGATTTACAATCTTCATCGAGTCATCAAGGGGCTGAAGGATGAGCTTCGAGAAGCAAGAGGCGAATAACGACGGCAGATTCCCGATCGTCCCGATCCTCATGGAATACGGCGGAGAATGGGCGGAAGAAGGAATAGGCTGGAAGAAGTACAAGTGCCCGTTCCATGGAGACAGGCAGGCTAGCTCCTCGGTCAACACCGAGATCGGCGTGTTCAACTGTTCAGCGAACAAGGGTTGCCCCACGGGCAACGCTGTGCAGATCATTGCAAAGGAAGAGGGCATCAGTCTTGGCAGCGCTATCGAAAGAGCGAAGGCGATTTCTGGAAGCGACGGCGGCTCACTATCAGGCACACCTCGAAGTACTCGCTCCAATCCTGGAAGAGCGAGGGGTGGATCTGACTCACGCGCAGGCCGAAGGACTCGGCGCAGTAGTTGACCCTCCGGACCTGCACGAGGCGTACGCCACTCGCCTCGCCATCCCGTACGTCACGGACTTCGGGATCGTGAACATGTCGTTCCGGTGCATCAACCCGCAGTGCGAGGACGACGGGCATGCCAGGTGTGGCGGCAAGTATCAGAAGATGCGAGGCTGGGACACCAATCTATATGGGGTTCGTGCCATCAAGGATGCTACCGATTGGATCGCCGTAACCGAGGGCGAGCTAGACTCCCTCATCCTCCGCCAGCTCGGTATTCCTGCTATCGCCATCCCCGGGGCTTCCTCCTGGAAGCCCCACTGGGGTAATGTGTTCGAAGACTTCTCCAAGATCTACGTGTTCGCCGATGGGGATTCGTCGGGGCATAAGATGTTCGAGACAATCCGAGACCGGCTTGACATGCCGGTCGTGGAGATCCCCATGAAAGCAGGCGAGGACGTGAACTCCTCGTACCTGAAGTACGGCCCTGACTATCTCCTCGGAAAGGTGAAGCGCTAGTGTGGATTATCGTTGAAGAGTACGAGCCCGAGCACATCGAAGAGACGCTGACCAATGTCCTTCCGTACTGGTACGCTAGCGAGTCGGAAGCGCTCGACGCCCTGCACGACATCGCAGGGGACCTGATGGTTAACATGCCTTACGGTGAGCGCAAGTTCCTCGCCCCTCCGGAGCATGGCATCTACCGTGACACCTACTACATCAAGGAGCTTGACCGTGCTTGAGGATATGCTTAAGCATTACCTTCAGGAGGAATGCGGTATTCCGGCGAGGTTTATCGGATTTCCAATCCTATCGATTTATGCAGATGGGCTTGAAATCGATTACGTCACGGATTTCACAAAGAGTTTGAACCCTCGCGACCTTCTTGAATACGCTATCGAATGGGGTAAGAAGAATGGGTAGGCGCAACAAGGACAAGGACCCGAACGCCACGTGGGATCCGACCGCTACTCCTCAGCAGAAGGCTGACGAGTTCGACCGTGGGTACAGCGCGAACCGCACGTACACCAACGCGCCCAACGCTGATGCTGCGGGTGTCGAGAAGCCGAAGGGCAGGCACCGTAAGTAATGGGAACCGACATTCACGGAATCGTACAGATCAGGCACGGCGATAGCTGGCGCACCGCGAGCGAGATCGAGGATGGCCGAAGTTACTGGCTGTTCTCTGCGCTTGCCGATGTCCGCAACTACTCTGGAATCGTCCCGATCGACAAGCCTCGTGGGCTCCCCGAGGACATTGAGCTTGGTGAAGATGGAGAAAGCGTTCCCTTTTGGAGGGCTCATGATGGGTCGGCCTGGCTCGGCGAGCACTCCCACTCCTGGTTCACGCTAAAGGAGCTTAAGGAGTGGGACGGCTGGGATCAGCCCTCGCCTGACGGCGAGGGAACTCTCCGCGAGGCGCTTCCGGCGTGGATGCACTGGATGGATTACATCAGCGCACGAGGGTGGGTGACGGATGAAGACATCCGTATCGTGATCGGATTCGATAGCTGATGGCCAGGACCCAGACTCGCACCGATGAGGTGATCTGCTACCGCCTGCTTGTCGAGTCGTTCTATGACGACAAGTGGCATGAGGTTCTGGTGTACGGCCCGTACTTCAAGAAGGGCCAGGCCATCGCTACGATCGACGGAGCGGAGAATCGGTACGGGGAGCGCTACTTCAAGGGCACGCGTCGCTGCAAGGTGCAAATGCAAGAAGTAGATGAAGCGATGGCCGAGGTCGTGTGGGTAGACGTTGCCTGATCAGCAGAAGCTAGACCGGGTCCGCCTTCGGGCGGCCCGGGATCTGGCCAGCCTCAGCACGTGCTCCCGGCGTCAGGTTGGCGCTGTGCTGGTTAACCGGGAAGGTAAGATCGTAGGCGAGGGATACAATGGAGTCATCTCCGGGGCTACTCATTGTGTGGATGGAGGCTGCCCCAGAGGGCAGCTCAGCTACAGTCAGGTTGCAGCGGGCTCTGACTACAATGCATATCCATGCTACGCAATCCACGCTGAACACAACGCGATCCTCCTCGCTGGAGCGGATCGTGCCCGAGGCGGTACTATCTACATCACAGATGAGCCATGCACCCAGTGTGCGACACTGATCAAGCACGTAGGAATCGAGAGGGTGGTAGTTGATGAACGTTCGTGAGCTGGTCGCGGTGCTCGAAGAAATGAACCCGGAGCTTGAGGTGTGGATCTACACGATTGACGAACTCTATGGCTGCGGCTTTGAGCGAGCCATCAAGCAGGACATTGCTGTTCGCAACGGACGGGTGGAGATCGCGTGAGCAAGAAGAAGCAGGAATATGTAACGTTCGAGGTGATCAGCCCGCCCGACTTCTCCGAGAGCTGGACTCGATACTACGTCCAGGTGTGGCGTGAGCCCGAGTTCTACTTCCTGACGAAGCGGGAGCATCAGTGGATCGATCAGGGGTATGGTCACGAGAGTCTTGGTGATGCAGTGAAGCAGTATGAACGGCTGACTCAGACCTACGCTAAGGTGCAGGTCGTTGAGCGGACCAACACGAATCGGGTGGTACTCGCGTGAAGGTTTACATCGTCGGCAAGACTGACTTCCATTTCAGCCAGGACCTTCCCGGCAAGGCCGCTGGTAGTGCATTCGAGGAGCGACTCCGTAAGCACTGGTGGAACTGGCGGGGTGAACCCTCGATCGGTCAGTACTTGATCGAGTTCGCTGGCCGCTTGTGCTACGAATCGTGGCACCTGCCTAATCCTGACACCGCCACAAACTCCGGCTACATCCACAACATCATCTCTCAGGGGCACGAGAGCGTGCTTGAGCACGTCTCGGTGACGTTCTACGTAGAGGGAGTCAGCCGCAACCTGTCTCACGAACTCATTCGGCATCGGCATCTGTCGTTCTCAGAACTGTCCCAGCGGTTCGTGGACATGAGCAATGCCCGCTTCGTCAACCCTCCTGCGCATCGGAGCAGGTACCACGAGGACTTCCCCTCGATCTCCGAGGTTGGCGACTACCTGGCCTACTATGAGGCTGGCGTCAATGCAACGCAGGGGAATGGTGGCACTCGCAAGCAGGCCCGAGAGGCTGCCCGCTATCTCCTCCCATCCGGCACGGAGACCAAGTTCGTCGTCACCGGGAACCTGCGAGCGTGGCGAGATGTTCTGAAGAAGCGTGACTCCAAGCATGCCGACGCGGAGATGCAGCTGTTCGCCAAGGAAGTGAAGCGTCAGCTTCTGATCGAGTACCCCGACGTGTTTGGAGATCTCGATGGCTTCGACTACTCCAACTGACGACGAAGAAAGCTGGTGCACCGATGAACCTGTTCAGCCGGATTGGATCGTTGTTCAAGCCTCGGTCGACGACGATGAATGATGACATGCGCAGCCCGAACTGGTGCTGGGCTCATCACATGCTGTGGCCTGCCTGCGAGGGGATGCACTGATGATCTGCGAACCCTGCCAGATCGGTGCTGGCGTCCAGAAGGCGAACATCCTTATCGCTGAGGGTCGACTTGCTCGCAATTTCACCACTATTCTACTGCCCGGAGAAGGTCATGACGGATGTAAGGGGTGTACTTGTCAGCATCTACCTGTCGGTTCCGTCGAGTTTCTGGGAAGTAATCCTTCCCGCTCTATTGGATAGGTGGATCGGATGAAGGCGACGAAGTCCGAGCCTCGCTGCCCCAGGTGCGGCGGCAACTTCGAAACCTGTAAGTGCGTAGGGTGATCGTCGAACGCCTGCCTGATGGCAGGCTTCGGCTTACGATCGTCAAGGAGAAGTAATGGCAGAGGTTCAGAAGCGTACCGAGACCGTAGTCAAGGATTTCTATCGGCTTGACCTGACGCAGGAGGAGGGTAAGTTCCTGGCCGATCTTCTTGGCTGCGTAGGGGGAAGCAGCGAGGGCCGCCGTCGGCACGCCGAAGAGATTGCAGCTGTCCTCAAGAGCGTCGGTCTCGACCACGGAAGCTGGTCGAACGGGCATTATCGGCGCGCCCAGGACATGGATGGATCGGTAGCGATGTCATGAAGACCTGCTTAGGTTGCGGAGCCAGCAACCCCAAGGATTACGGCCACTGCAATTGCTGCGGGAAGAAACTTTCCTGAAACGCAAAAAAGCGGGGAGCCCCCTAAAGGGCTCCCCGTGTTGTCTCCCATGTTAAGGCATGGGTACCTTGAGGTACTTGTTGAGCAGTTCAGCCACCTGTGGAATCTGCATCGCTCGCGTCAGCCCAGCAGCAACGGCCACCGCGAGGGCACCGAACCCCACAGTCGTCGAGATACCCAGAGCTGGGAGAATTACAGGGACAGCAACAGCCACAGCAATCAGCGTCTGCAACGCAGTCCTGACAGAACGCTTCCATTCGTCTCTCACTTCTTGCCCTTCTTGGGGGCCGTCTTCTTGGCGGCCTTCTTCACCACCTTGTTCTTGCCTTCCTTCTCGTATCGCGCAGCAATCTCAGGATGCTTCGCGTACATGAACTTGCGCTGCTTGTCACTCGCGTACGGCATAGTAACTCCTTATGTTCTCGATCTCTTCGGCTGTGGCCTTATCGAGGATGCCGGTCATACGTAGCCCGAAAACATGCTGTACGCCCCGTAGAGCTGCGATCGTGATGTCGTCCATGTCTCCGGTCACCGGCATGCGCAAGACCCTCTGAACGTGACGTACGGCTTCGTGCTCGAACTCGCCTGTCGGGCGGATGATGTCTCGCTTGAACCATGGTAGGTCGCTCATGCTCCTACCTTATTGGCAATGCGATCGACCACGCCCCGAACACCCTGAACTTCCTGCTTCACCTGCTCGACCTCCGCTCGCTGAGTGACGAGAGCTTCAAGAACTTCCACGCGAGCCTTAAGCTCGCCGTTCTCTGCCTTCAGAAGTTCGATCTGAACTTGAAGAAGCTCAACAGTATCGGCAGCAATACTAACAGAAGCGCTCGTTGCGTTCCTTTTACCTCCGACCCAACCTCCAGCGATACCGGCAACTCCGGTAAGTACGGCTACAAGTGCTTCGACACCCATTCTTTTCCCCTTTCATGGGCGTTACGTGGACTCTGCCACTGTCCTCAGTACCATGGTGAGGACTCCACCGAGCGCCCCCGCAGGAGCGGGAGGCCCGTCTTGCCTGAACTCCCAGTCATCGATGACTACCTCGGTGACAAGATCCTCGGCGAGTTCCTGGAAAAGCCAGGTGTCACCGGATCTGGCAAGGCTCTGGAACTGCTCAAGCCTTTCTCGTGCGTAACCGCTGTAGCCGTACGACTGGTAGGCCCGATCCTTCTCGTTGTCGTACAACAGAACCGGAACGGTAATGATCCTCTGGCGGATGGAACCAGGCAGTGACTTCACCTGCCAGCCATTCAGCACACCACCAAGGGAGTTGTTCACCGGATCACGGCCCAAGATGAACTTGAGTCCAAGCCAATTCTGCGGACCGACAGGCTGAGGCGTTGCCACATCCTTGGTTCCCGAGGAAGAGTTACCCGAGTACGAGATGTACGGGATCTCTCCTCCGCCCTCAGGCAGAACAGAAATGGCTACGGTCCCAGTCAATGGGGCGGGAGTCCGGACGGAGAAGAACTTGTACAGCTTGGGCTCTTCTGTGTTAAACCTGATTCTCCCCGTGGTCAGATACCCGGTCGGAAGCAGCTCGGAGGCTGCTTCCTTGTAAGATCCGAACTGAGGAATCGTGAACACCTTGCGATTGGATGCACCGAACATAGTCACAGACTGCACCAGGTTGCTGGTGATCTCGGCGTAGATGTCCCTGGCGTACGCGTAACGGACTGTGCGGCTGGTCTGCTCTTGCGTAGCGTTACCAAGGTCGACTCGATACAGGCCGGAGTCACCATCGTGCGCGTCTCCGGTGCCAACCCACATAAACCTGTCGTTGCCTACGATTCCCCGGGCTCCACCAGAGACCTCGAAGATAAGCGGACCGTAAGCCACATCGCCGTTCGAGTCGATTTCTCCGACACGGAAGCCCTTGTTCGTGGCGATACCGATGAACGATTCCACGTAGGAGTAGATCGTATTAATGATCTCGCCAGCAGGCATGGTCGCAGTAACGCCAGCCCACTTGAACTGAGGAACCCCGGCATTGTCGATGACCGAGAACTTGTGAATCTGGCTGGTGGTTCCTGAGTCTCCGGCGATATAGACGGCCGTGGGGCCGTCCGTGATGGAACGCCAACGCCAGTTGGGGTCAGGGTGCGAATAGCTGGCAGCTGGCAGTGCAACCGCAGCGGCGGTAAGGACACCCTGATACACATTGACGCTGTTCGTGATGATCAGCCTGTCCTTGACAAACTCAATAACCGGATTGGTCAGGGCATCCGTGTACAGCTGGGTCGGAGCTGCGGTATCCAGGCCCTTCCAGACGCCATTGGTTCTCGCGATGATGTACGTGGCGCCCGTGGAGGTGATATCCAGGATGCTCGTTCCGCCAACGCTGATGTTGGTAGAACCAGAATCCGTCTGCTTGGTCAGGTCGGTGTTCTGAACCAGCCAGTAAGAGTCGACCCCGGAAGGGTCGACGTATCCTTGAGCGAGCACAACCGAGACGGCGGTGGAGGTGATATTGATGCTGCGGCGAAGAAGCTTCAGATCACCCGAGTCCCACGGGTCGACACCAAGAGAATCAGCGAACTTGTAATTGAACTGGTTGTCGTTGTCAGGGTCCTGATACAGAACGCCAGCTCCACCTGTGAAGGTGGACTGGCTGCGAAGCCACCATCCCTGAAGAGACTGCTCGCCAGGTTCGGCGAAGCTGTCGAACTGATCCTTCCGGATCGGAGCCATTCTCTCGGTGTAGGGGAACTCGTCCTTGATGGCGGAGACGAATGGAATTCCACCGATCGCGTAATCAAAGTCGAGATCCGTAGGGATGTACTGGCCCTGAGAACCGCTGCCACGGCCGGAGATCTCCCAAGGAATCCGATTAACTAGAGTCCCCATGATTCTCCTTACGTAAGCGGGTAGGAGACAGTGAACGAGATGGTGTCACCGGTAGTGATGGTCTGGCTGGGGAGCCAGCGGACCAGCTCGACAAGACCGGTTGAGCTGGTATTGATGCGTGCACCACCGAACCCGAGAGTATTGAACGCCCCAAAGTTGATGAGGCCGAGAGAGGCCTTGGGCCTGAAGAGAGCGTTGATGGTTCCCATGCCGATGATGCCTGTCGACAGTGCCCCAGCGGCGTTTGTCGTGATGTTCGCACCGCTTCGGGTGAAGCTTCCGTTGAGGGTGATGACGTGAGCCTTGCTGACAGCAACGGACAAACCGCTTACTGTCCAGCCTGCGGCAGCGGAGAAAAGGGTTCCGGACGTGAGATCAGCACTGGCGAACTCGGCGTCTCCGAAGTTGTCGACGAACGCCACGGTGTTGGCGCCCTGCTTCCAGGTGGTTCCACCGGCCCCGGTCATGTCGATTTCGACAGACGAGTTGAGTATGGTCCTTCTGGCCCCGGTGTTGTCACCGATCGAAGCGATGACAGCGTCCGAGGCGTCACGGATGTCGAGTGCAGGCTGACTCTGGCCTAGGAATTCCTTCAGCTTGAGCGTGGCTTCACCAGTGATGTTCGATTCGATCGAAACACCACCAGTAATAGTGCCGTCAAACGTCATTCCCGCATTGATGACCGGAGAATTGAGCGTCTTGTTGCTGAGAGTCTGGGTGTCGGTCGTTCCGACGACCGCACCCGTAAGCCCATGGACCCCGGTTGAGGTGTTGATGTGCAGGTTGGCTTCACGGAAGTCCCGGGCGGAGGAGACGTGACGAACCTTGGCGCCTGCGCCGTGCGTTGTAGCTGCCGTGCCATCAACCGCACGAGTCACAGTAAGGCTCAGACCGGCCACGCTGGTCACGTCAACAAGCTCTTCGGTGGCTGCGCCGTAGTCAAGCGCCAGAGTGAACGGTGCGGCGGGGAAGCCGATTGTGGAAGTGACGAGAATAACCGTGCCGACGTTATTGATGCCGGACTGAAGAGTCGTCTCCGGGGCAACGCTTGAGTAATTCCTGATAGACATAACTCTCCTAGCCGTTGAAGGTCTGGTAGGTCTCGTACAGACGGAACAGTCGGTCTCGCTCTTCCTCAAGACGAGTCTGGTACAGGTTGTAGTAGTACTGCGACGCCTTCGAGGCGGAGCCGGTAGGCACAAGCTCTGCTCGCTCGGTGGCCTCAATAGCAGTCTGCTGAAGTCGTGCTGCTTCGTAAGCAGGGATAAGGCGCCAGCAGGCGCCGTACACGATCATGTCGATGTAGCGGTCAGGGAATCCTGTGGTGCTGAAGTCGTCAGACAGGTTGACCAGGGTTGCAGGCTTCTTGGTATAGATGACCCGCACGTTCCGACCGGGAACGATGAAGTCCCGCATCACCTGAATCGTCTTGCCTGTGGGTGCAGGAGTAGGCTTGGTCTGTCCGGGCGTAGTCGACGCCTGAGAATTGAACCGCCACGAAGAGTTGGGGAACCATACGGCCGAAGGGCCGATGGTGTTGGTCGACACCCTGTAGATTCCCTCCGCCTCCTCGGGAATCGGATACTCGTAACGAGCTGCAATCCAAGGGAACTCGAATTCCCCGAACACCCAGAGATCCGGGTATACCGCGTTGATCGTGTCGTTGATAGCTTCCATGATCCGAGCACGCGGGTAGCGGGGATCGGCGGTGACAATAGCATTCACCGAGTGACTGGCAGCCGTGGTGCTTTCGACACCACGGCCATTGATTCCAGCCATCACGCTGACAGTCCCAGTGGAAGGATCGCGGGACTTTACAAGCAGCATCTCTTCATCGATCTCGATGAGTCCGCGAGAAATGCTCTTGACTGTGTCTACGTCGGCGACGAACGTGATATCGCTGGCCCCCATAGGCGCCGTGAGATACGAGATGGAAGACTGGTCTCGGGTGTAACCGAGAAGCTGCTGCTTCACTCGGCTCACGAGGTCGTTATAGGTGGCCATGAGATTCCTTAGGTAGTGAACCAGCCGATCACGCTGGCTGAGCCAGTGCCGGTAACGGTTACGGTGAGCGTCACGCTGTTCTCCGGCGGGGCCTTTACCACAATCTCCGTGGTGTATGAGTCCGCACCAGCGGACGCCAGGAGCCCGGTAACGCTGATTCGTGCGATAGCTCCCGCAGCAGGGGATACGTTGGTTCCAGCGGTAGAGACAACCACGGTGGACGTACCCGCGATAGCAGAGGACGCAGCAACCGCGAGGTTGCCGCTGAAGATTACGCCAGCCGGAATAGTTATGAGAGTTCCGGTAGCTGTAACGCTACCGGCTAGAATCTGATCAGAGCCAGGACTTCCCTGAAACATTAGATCTCACCCCAAGCGACAGACAGGTTCCATCGAGTATCGACATCTCCAGCCTCGGTGCGCATCACGACACTCTCGCCTTCCGCCAAGGAGAACACGACTCCTCCCGCAGGAGGAATGGGAACCTGATGAACGAACGGAATAGAACCCTTTGCCGAACCGATGAACGGCGGAGAGTTGAATATACCGGCACCGAGCGTGGCGGTGACACTGCCAGTCCTGATCTCCCCTACCGGGGCGGGAGCCGAACTCTGGAACCTGGCGATAGCGGATGCGGCCTGTAGCGTTCCGCCGCTTACCGCACTCGCCCGATACCCTCGCATCGAAGTGATCGTAGCTGCGGTATCACCGACGATGTACGAGCTGATGTACGCACCAGCAACCACGATAATCTTTCCCGACCCGACCG